CTTTCTATAATCTGGCTGGCGCTTCGCATTTGGGAGACCGAGACGGTCAAGCGCTGGACGGGGCGCGACTGATGGACGGCGCAATCGACATACGCCTCATCATTAGTGTTGGCGGCATCTTGTTCTCGGTGGCCGGAGCTGCGGCTGTCGGCAAGATGTCAATCCGGGTAATCCAAGAAACTCTACGAGACCTAGAGGGGCGGATGCGCAAAATAGACCAGCGCATTGATCACCTCGATAATGGCGAGGCGGTGGTAAAGCAGCGGCTCGACATCCTTGCCAAGATGAACGCGCCTGATGTTTTGGAGCGCCGAAATCGAGAGGTAGCCATCATGCTCTCCGACATTGCGTATCTGCGGGAAGAGGCGTCGCGGATGCATAAAATGCACAACGGAGTCCATCCAGTTGTGCCAAGCGAAAGGAAGGCAACATGATTGGTTTAATCGGTGCGATCCTGCCCTCAGTAATGGAGGTGGCCGGAAGGTTTCTACCTGAAGACAAGGAAAAGAGAGCAGCGGCGGAGCGAGAAATCGAGGCGCAGCTTACGCTCCACTTAGCGAAGATCGACCTCGCTCAGTTGGACATCAACAAGACAGAAGCGGCGCACCGTTCCGTGTTTGTTAGCGGATGGAGACCGGCTATCGGATGGACGTGCGGCGCTGCAATGGCACTTAACTTTCTTATATTTCCGCTTGCCTCTTTCGTCCTCGCGCAAACAGGTCATCTTATCGAGTTGCCGACGCTGGACATGAGCGAGATGATGCCGGTGTTGATGGGGCTCCTCGGGTTGGGGGGCCTCAGAACCGTGGAAAAGCTCAAGCGGGTGAGTAAATGATGAATGAACTGAGAGAGTTGCTTGAGGCTGACGAGGGTGTGAAGCACGAGGTCTACCTCGACCACCTCGGCAAGGCGACGACCGGCATTGGACACCTTATCCTCGAAGATGATGACGAACACGGTTGGCCGGTAGGTGCGCCGGTCAGTGAAGAGCGGGTGTCAGAGTTGTTTGCGCAAGATGTCCAGACCGCGCTGAAGGACGCTTTGTGGCTACAGCCTGAGCTAGAAAGCTGGCCCATCCCCGGACAGATTACTGTCGTCTCGCTGGCTTTCCAGCTTGGCGCGCCTCGCTACTCAAAGTTCGTAAAACATCACGAGGCTCTAGAAGAAGAGCACTGGATGACGGCGGCGGCGGAGTTGCGAGACAGCAAACTGTATCGCCAGACGCCAGAGCGCACTGAGCGACACGCCCAGCGGCTTGAAAGTCTGGCCTAGCGAAACGACCGAGACCCCAGCAACTGCCCCCACAGTATCTCGGCGTTTTCCAGTTCGTTATACGACCGCTGGGACAGGCCGCGATCAATAGCCAGCCGCTTTCTGTCCTGCAAAATCAGAGACTGCGATTTGCGACGTTCCGAATCAACTTTCGCTTTTGCCTGCCGAGCCAACGCCTGCTTGATAAGCTGCTCTTCCTTATACATAGCGTCGAAGCAAGATGCATGATACTGCCGGCCTTTGCTCGTCTTACCGCACCGACTACAGGTAAATGCCCTCATGTCTCTAACTCCCTGATCGTCGTAATACTTGCCACAATGCTGCCGTCACTAAGCCGGACGTCGTAACGCGGCTCGCTCTCAAATGTGCGACCGACAACACTGGCGATCTTTTCGTCGCCGTCAATGACGACAATTACGCGCTGGTTCAATTCGTACATCTTATTTTACCACCCGCCAGACAGTGACGCTGTTCATATGATTATGTCGTTCAACTGGCTTGGCGTAGCCATCCTTCTGGATCCAGCCCATAAGAGAGAGCGCCCTAACCCCGCTCACCCATGTGTTGTGATGTAAGCCGTCGGGTAGCTGCACGCCTGCGCTAGAACAGGCGCGACGCAGTTCGCTACCCCGTATAAAGGCTTTGTCTGACAGGTAAGTGTCGGCAACTTCTAAGTACGCCCGCACAAAGTCAGGAGACACGGCCATTGCTTTCCCCCAGCACTTATCCGCCAACCGCATAGCGTTCTCCATCCGGCTATCTACCATTGCGCTGATCCTCTCGTAGAGCTGCGGCAAATGCTTTGACCTTGTCTGCGTTGGCCGCCTTAACCCAGACCTGTATGCGGCGATAACCGTCGTCGCGCAGGCGCTGCTCGTACTCCTTCTGCCTCTCGGCTGCTCTCTTAGACATAGCTTAATTCCTCGTCGCTAGTTCTGCGCCGCAGGCAAGATACCCGCAGCCATCAATCCAGTTGTCCATGTTTCTGGCGTTGCTTTTAATCCGCGCCACTTTTAACAGCGACATCATAACGGCAACGTCAGAGCCTGTCACCCCTACACCGAGATGGGTAGACCAGTAGCTGGCAATAGTCGCGAAGTTCTCCGCCATGTCGCCGTGCTCCTCTGCCCGGTCCTTGGTGATGTAGTTCTCAGCCGTGCGCAGAACAGTTGATCGGGTAGCGGGGAAGTCAAACTCGAGTTGCGTGCTCACTGCTCTTCCCCCCAAGTCTTCGCTGATATGGAGCCCTTGCCGCGCCCCTTTGCAAGCGCCGACTTCTTGATCTTTGACTCAACAGTGCCGTGCGCCCAACGGCCAAAAACAATATCCCGCAGATCCATGCCCAGCGCCTGCGCCATACGATCGACGTCGTATACGGTGGTGTTACCACGGCTCTTCACGAATACGTTTTGCGCTGTCGGTTTCGTACCTGAGCGGCGGGCGCCTATCGTTTTGGGTTGCGGCGGGGTCTTAAACAAATTTATAAGCCAGTTCATAACGTGGTCTCCTATTCTAGGTTGGCCCAGCTCGTTCCGTATCCGCCCTCGACTAGCCCCTCGATCGGGGCGCTGGGAAATATATCGAGGTAGGCATTCGTCATGTCCTGCTCCATCAGGATCAGGCAACTGTCGGCGTCAGCCGTCAGTGTCTCATCGATCAACGCATCGTGAATGGTAGACAGAATGCGCGTGCGCTTCTGTTGTCCACGCGAACGAACGTCGTCGAGTGTGTCTTTGTGTCGTGATATGGCGCGGGCCATCACTGAGAGGGCGGCGCGCTGCACCGGGTAGTTGGCGCACTGCGGCAGCTCCGGCTTCTTACCCATGTATATTGATCCGCCGTCGACACACCGTATGCGTCGCGTCTTGCGCGCCTCGACCATCATTTCATTACGGTAGCCGAAGGCGTTCTCGTAGCGCGTTGCCCAGAAGTTGATGTACTCCTCGGCGCTCTCGACATCCGTGCGCATGGTCGCGGCGAGGCCGGCTGCGCCGCTGCCGTAGATGATACCGAAGCTGACGCCCTTGGCTGCAGTGCGCGCCTTCTTACCGGCGGTCGTAGTCTTGTCGATGGCATGGCCGGCAATGACGGCGGCAACCTCACTGTGTACGTCGCCGAATACGACGTCCTGCAGGAGCTGTTTGTCCTCGGAGAGGAGGGCAAGCACGCGCAGCTCGATGCCGCTGTAGTCCAGACTAACGAGGCGGTTGCCGTCCGCCGCTACGAAGGATGCCCTTACGCTGGTCGCCTCGCCCAGCAGCTCGTTGTCACGAGGGATCTGCTGCATGTTCGGACCTGAGCAGGAGAACCTGCCGGTCTTCGCAGCCGCAATATTAAACCGTGCGCGAACCCGCCTGTCCGGCGAGGCGTTGGCCTTGGTTAGCAAGCTATCCCCAAAGCTGGACAAATACTTCGACACCTTTTTGAAGTCAGCTAGCGCGTCGAGCACAGCGGTGAGCGGGTTGTCTGGGTAGGCTACCTCGATCTGGGAGGCGACGTTCCTAAGCACCGCGCCCTGCATGGAGAGCTGACCCGTCTTCTCAGTGCGCGGCCATGAGTTGACAATGTCGTCGTCCAATAGCTGCGACAGGTAGTCTGACCACTGGCTGTCGCTGCGGATATTGGGGACGCCTTCTGCCGTCACAATGTCCCTGACTGCCGCCTCCTTGATGTGCTGGATGCGCGTCCACTCGCCGATCAGGCGATCGTGACGGTGAGTATCCAGAAGCATGCCGGTCTCCTCCATTTCAATTATAGCGGGGACCATGTCGTCAAACATCTGCCACGCGCGGAGGTGGCCGGCATCTGATTTATTGCGCCAGTGGGTGAACAGCTCCCACGTCTCGACTGCGTCGTTGTATGCGTACTCGAGCTGGCTGTCAGTTAGGTCCGGGTCTGCCCAGTTGCTGGCCTGCTCGGCCTTATCCATCTCGCGACCGAGATCCCACGCGATGAGCTGCTTGAGGCGGTAGCGCCCCCCGCCCAGTATCGCGCAGCGAAGGTAGGCGATGTCGCGGCAGACAACATCGGGCGATCCGGCGTCTATAAACCAGCGCAGCTCAAAGCCCGAGTTGAATACGATCCACTCACCCTTCTCGAACATCGAGGCGCAGGCGCGGAAGCCGCCGGGGATGGGGTCAAAGTCTACCAGCGCGCCATGCTGTCCGTTGTACAGAGAGACAAGGCGGACCTTTCCATCCTCGGGGCGCAACGACGTCGTCTCGAAGTCGAGCGCGCACATCCCGTCGTTGACGAGATCGAGATAGTCGGCGAGGTCTTGGCGTGTGGTGATTAAATTCATGGGGGTGTCCCCCGGAGCGGTTAACTCCGGGGGCCTCTCCTTACTTCTTCGCGACTTTTTTGACAGTCACGCCGGACACTAAATCGTCAAACGTAATGCCGCCATTGGCGTAAGCCCCGGCGGTTTCCCGCGTCACCCAAACTTCGACGACAAACTTGGGCTTCCAGTTCTTAGCGCCTTGCGCTTCAAACTGCTCCTTGTCGAGATGGATCACAGGTATCTGTGCCTCGCCACGGCGCGCTCGATCCTTGATCTCATTATGAAGATCGGTGATCGAGTTTTTGGCGCTGACTGCGTTGGAGCTGAACTTGATCTGCGTCATCTCCTTGTCCAGAGAGACGCAACCAAAACCTAGCAGGCTCGACCAGCCCTCACCCATCGCTGAGTTGTAGGGGCCATGATCCTGCAGATCACTTTCAATCACGGCGCGGCCTTGATCGATGTAGTTCCACTCGACCCGGTCAACCGGCTTGCTGGATTTCCAGCAGATCCAGCCGTCCGTGAACGTCATGGGCTCTACAAGAAACAACGCCTCCGGGTCCACGTCGTCGCGGTCCTTGCCGAGGGCGTAGACCCCAGTCTTTCCCGAGAACGACAAGTACTGCGTGAACGTCGTGTCACGGGCTGCCGCACCCGTAGCTGCCTGTGCCTTCTCAATAGCGTCGGCAAGTGCGGCGTCGGATAGGACTGGCAGTTCGTTGCCAGATACAAAAGCCATCAAATCACTAGTCATTACATTTTACCTTTCACGTTGGTTACCCCAGCAAGACGCTGGACGGTAAGGCGCTCAGAGGGAGCACCGACCGTTTCATATGGGGATAAATCTATCCCCGCTGCAGCGACAGCCT